GTGGTCGGCCAGGCGGAGTTAATCAAGTTCACGGGCCTAGCCCAAAAGATGATTCTTGAAAAGCGCGTCAAGCATTTAGGGCAAATCAGTTTGTCGGAACATATGAACCGCGCCGTACTGGTTAAGACGGGAATGGGTGTCACGTTGTCGCACAAGTCAAGCCCCGGTCCCATTGAGTTGGCGAAGTGTGCCGTGTGGGGTATCGCGTTGTCTAGTAAGTATCAGAACCGCGCTAAACCCATCATGGTAGTCGGTTGAAGTATTGTGGGGGCGTGTCGATGGGATCGTCGGGGTCCCATCGGCACACTCACCGATCGGATTGCTAATGGGATTGTTTACGCGTAAAGAGGTTACGAAAGCGGCGGTGTCGCCGTTTACTGATGCGCATAAGGCTGCAGCTGCGGGATCGTATGGGACGTATCAGCAGAATCAGGGCGCGAACTTTATCGGCCAGTATTTCGCGTACTATGAGGGCGACGGTCGCAACCGTGCGAATAGTGTCCCGACTTTAAGTCGAGCGCGTGATCTTCTTGCATCGGTTATTTCGTCCACCCAGTTGGAGATGTATAACGAGGTGTGGAACGACACCGATAAGGAGATGGAGTGCGTCTATATCGCTCCGCGTTCATGGCTCCGCCAACCCGACCCGACGATCACCTACGCCACACTTATGGCTTGGACACTGGATGACCTGTTCTATTACGGGCGCGCCTTTTGGTACATCACGTCACGGACCGCGGACGGGTTCCCCGCAACATTCACAAGACTTCCCGCAGGCTCTGTTAACACGCAGGATCAAGCGGGCCCCGTATGGTTCGGCCCGTCTAAAGAAGTGTATTTCCAAGGCGGAATGATTGACCCGAACGATCTAGTTCAGTTCATCAGCCCGGTACAAGGGATCATCTACCAGTCACAAACCGCGATTGAGACTGCGCTACGCGTTGAACAATCTCGTTACCGTAACGCCCAGTCGTCGTTGCCGTCTGGCATTTTGTCGCAGACTGGCGGGGAACCGTTGTCGGCTCAAGAGTTAGCGGACCTCGCGACATCGTTCAATAATGCGCGTCTCAATAATCAGACTGCAGCTCTTAACGAGTTCTTGAAGTATGAGGAAACTAAGGCGTTGCCCGACAATATGTTGATGATTGACTCCGCGGACTTCAGCGGTAAAGAGATGTGCCGTGTCGGAAATATCCCGTTCTATCTTGCTGGATTTGACATCGGCTCATACCAGTACACGACATCGGCGGGTGCTCGCGAGGACCTCTACCTATTCGGCGCACGCCAATATCTTGATTGTGTGTCGCAGACGTTGAGCATGAACAATGTGTTGCCCCGCGGAACTTATGTGAAGTTTGATATTGACTCCTATCTTGAGTCAATGATGAGTGAAGAAATGCCAACCGAAAAACCCGACACCACACCCACAACTGAGGAGTCAGACTCATGAAATTAACTTTGTCCGCAGGTTTCGCAATAGACGTTGAAGCCGCAGCTGGAGAAACACCGACCCGCACCATCTCAGGGATCGCCGCGCCATACAACGTCAGCGCAACAGTGAGCGACGGAACCGCTGTCCAGTTCGCACCAGGCTCACTACCACTTGACGGAAAAGCCCCGAAACTATTCATGTATCACGACTCAAGTCAGCCTGTCGGCCTTGTCACTTCACGCACCGAAACTCCTGAAGGGATGTTGTTTACCGCCAAGATCGCGGACACCCCAGCAGGTAACGAGGCGTTGCAACTCGCTAAAGAAGGAGTGCTAGATAATGTTTCGGTTGGTGTGGATGTGGTGACTTCTTCACGCGCTGAAGATGGAACGATGATCATCACGTCAGCGATATGGCGTGAGTTGAGCCTTGTCCCCATACCCGCATTCAGCGGTGCTACTATCACAGATGTGGCCGCTTCCGCGAACACGACTCCCGACGATATTTCAATTACAGAACCACAAGTCGAGGAGACCATCGTGTCAGAACACATTGAAGCCGCAGCACCTGAAGCCGCACCCACCACCCCAATGATTTTTGCTCAACCGAAGCGCGCTCCACGCCTTCCTTCGGCTGGCGAGTGGATGGCCGCTTACCATCAGGGCGGAGAAACTTTCGCCAAGGTCAACCAGTCGGTCACCGATTGGAAGAACGAAAACCAGTCAACCTACGAAGCCGCTGCAGGCGATGTTGCCACGACCAACACACCCGGTTTGCTTCCCGTTCCTGTTCTCGGACCGCTCGTTCAGAACATCAACTTTGTCCGTCCAGTTGTCAATCGTTTGGGTGCTCGCGCTTATCCTGACGGTGGCGCACAAAAGACTTTCATCCGTCCGACCATCACGACCCACACTTCAGCAGCTGCACAAGCCGCCGAGTTTGATGCAGTGTCCGCGACCACAATGGTCATTGCCTCGAACACGATCAGCAAGACCACCGTTGCAGGTCAGGTCAGCCTCTCAATGCAAGACATTGACTTCACTTCGCCCGCGGCGATGCAGTTGATCATGGCTGACTTGATGGGCGAACTGATGTATAAAACGGACGATATCGCTTGTGATGCGTTGCTCACCGCTGCAACCTCATCGGGTGTCTGGGACCTCTCGTCCACCGACTTGATGAAGTCCATTTACGACGCAGCAGTTGATGTCAGCAACGGAACCAACTTCTTCCCTGACACACTTTTTGTCAGTCCCGATGTGTGGGGCCAACTCGGACAGGTCGTGGACGGAAGTAACCGTCCACTGTTCCCCTATGTCGGCGCGCCTGGTATGCAAGGACAGAACGCATTGGGTGGCGGAAACGCAACCACATGGGTCGGCTCCAACCCGCTCGGACTTGAGATCGTCGTGGACAGCAACTTCGCTGCCAAGACCATGATCATCACCAACGCTTCCAAGGCATTCGAGTACTACGAAAGCATCCGCGGAATCATGTCCGTAGAGCAGCCGTCAACCCTCAGCCGTTTGTTCTCGGTTCACGCTTACGTCAGCACCTTCGCTGCCGTCGGCTCAATGATCCGCAAGATCACACAAGCCTGATCGGAGGCCGTCTTGACGGCAACATACACACTCCAGACTGCGGTCATCGTTCCGGGTTATGTGTGCGTTACTACGCTCACACCGAACGAGATCGTGGTCGGTGCAACGATCACAGTCGCAGGATGGGACGCGCTTTATAACGGTGTCAAAACTGTTTACGCGATGCCCCAATATTTGCCGATCAATGTTGACACTGAAGGGCTTATCGAGTACGACACTTCTTACCCTCTCGCTAATGCGGTGATGTGGGCGGAGTCTGAAACTCCGATGGAGTTGCAGGCGATCACGGGCACGATCACTTTTGAGCAGTTATGCACTTGGGTGACAGGGCCACAGATTGCGACATATTTGGGGATTACAACTGCTGGCGATGAAACCGCGTTTCTTGTTCAGTGTGCAGCAGCTGCGAACGCGTTCTGTTTTCGTCGCCGTCAAGAATCTTCGTACATTGATTCGCTATCAACTTCGCCTGGTGGAGATGTCACGCTCGGAACTTTGATGTATGGGTCAGCCTTGTATCGTCAGCGCGGAAGCGTGGACCAATTCGCGTCGTTTACTGACATGGGCTCAGCACCCGTTGTAGGGCTCTCAGGGATCGTCAAACAGTTGTTAGGTATCAACAGACCACAGGTCGCGTGAGATGGCTTACACGGACTTCCTGAATGAGGCACTAGATGATCTGGTCACTACTCTCCAAACTATTTCGGGTCTGCGTGTCGTTAACGATCCTCGCAATATCGCTCCACCTTGCGCTTTTGTGGACGCTCCATCCATCGAGTCGTTCAACTACAACATCGTCAAAATGACATTCCCCGTCACCCTTATCAGCAACGGCCCCGGCAACCTTGACGCACTGCGTCAACTGCTGAACCTCACGTCTGCTCTGGTATTTAAGAACATTGCGGTCATGTCGGCATCACCAAAAGTTGTCACGGTTGGCGGGGCTGATTATGCAGGGTACGAACTAATCATTCCATTACAAGCACAGAACGGATAGTCATGGATCGTTACATCATTAGTTCAATTCGAGTTGGCGAGATCGGGAAACCATTTATGGCTCAACCGTCCGACGATGTTGAGTGGTTGCTCGCTGGCGGGTTCATTCAGCGTTCCGACATTCATCCGAGCAAGAGTGCTAAATTATCTGAGAAGCCCGACGCGACCAACAAGAAAAAGGATTGATCCGTCATGGCTACTTCAACAGTTCTCTCTAACCCAGTTGTATCTATCGGTGCAGTGGATCTATCCGATCAGTGCACGTCGGCAACCTTGTCGCAAAAGATCACCGCGTTGCAGGCAAACGCTTTCGGCTCCACCGCTATCTCGTACACCGCAGGCTTACAAGACAACTCGTTGTCACTTGATCTGTATTGGTCAACCGCGGCCACCGAAACTTACGCAACTTTGAAATCTTTGGTCGGCACGAACATCGCTTCGATCACCATCAAAGGATCATCCGCTGCAGTCAGCGCAACGAACCCGCTAGGCACACTCGCCAACAGTTTCCTAGAAGAGCTGCCCGTCGCGTACACGCTCGGAGAATTAACGACTTGCACCGTCACCTTCATGGGTGGCACGTTCGCTTGGACTGAATCTTAAAACAAACCTAAACAAAGGACCCGACATGAAATTAACGATCCGATTTGATATCGGTTACGGACCTGCCACGATCACGACCACGCTCTCAACTTTGGTTGCGTGGGAACGCAAGTTCAAAATGAAAACCAGTGACCTTGCCGACAATTTCGGTATGGAAGATATGGCGTTTATGGCATGGCACGCCGCGAAGATTCAGACCGAACACGGTCAAGCAATCCCGGTGGAGTTTGATTCTTTTGTCAACAAACTTGTGGAAATTGAGATCGTGAGTACTGCGTCCACAAACCCTACGAAAGCGGATCACACCGCCACTCCCTAGCCCAACTTTTAGTCATAACGGGATGGTGGCCGCCTGATGTAGTATTTGACTCGGACGACCTCTCGACAGTCGCGCAGATCATTAAGGAGAGGTGAACCGTGTCGATATCTGTTGATGGGCTGGAGTCCACTCTCAAGGCGTTGCAAAAGATCCAACCTGAGGTTAAGAAACAGTTCTTTAAGGACGCGAAGAAGATCGTGAAGCCTGCGATAGATGAGGCAAAAGGCGCGTACCGTTCGGATTACCTCTCTGGTATGTCGCGTGCGTGGGCTCCGAGTGGTCGTTCAATTTTCCCGTGGAGTCAGGGCACAGCCGTTAAAGGTGTCTCAGTTGCTACGTCACTATCAAAGAAACAAGATGCAGTTTTGACGATCGTTCAGAAGGACGCTGCAGCCGCCATTTTTGATATGGCAGGCAAAAGGACTACCAACCCTCTCGGAAACGCTCTGAACGCATTTCAGACACCTTCCCGTGTGATGTGGCGCGCCTATGAAAACAACGCGGGACCGATTGAAACAGAAATGAAACAGTCGGTTGATGAGGTCATGGCGCAAATTAATCAGTTGACGAAAGCGTTGGTGCTCTAATGGCAATCCGTATTCCGATCATTACTGACCTACAGGATAAAGGGATCAAGGAAGCCCGTCGCCAGTTCGGAAAGTTCAAAGCCGATATTGCTGCAGCTGATGGAACGATGGGCAAGTTTAAGGCTGGATCTAAAGCGGCTTTTGATGGTGTGAAAGCGCAAGCGGGCAACCTTGCGATGGTCGGGGGTGCTGCAATCGCAGGCTTCGCCGTTAAGGCCATCGGTGAGTTTCAGGACCTCGCTATTGCTGCAGGGAAGTTCAGTGATGCAACAGGTTTAGCGGTTGAGGACGCTTCACGATATTTAGAGGTTGCAGGCGATCTCAGTATCCCGGTTGATGCCGTTGAGGGTGCTATCGGTCGTCTAAATAAAACGATTGGCGCGGACCCTGACAAGGTGCGAAACCTCGGCGTTGATCTTGTCTATTTGAATGACGGGACGTTAGATGTCAACCAGACATTCTTAAACACGATTGACCGTCTGAAAAAGATTAAGGACCCTGCAGAGAAAGCCCGTGTCGCCGCGCAGCTCCTCGGCAAGGGCTGGCAGTCCATGTCCGAACTTATTGAGTTAGGTGCGGACGATCTTAAGAAATCTTTAGATTCTGTTTCAGGCGCGCAAGTTATTACAGATGAAGAACTAGAAAAAGCAAAAGATTACAGAGAAACAACACAAAAACTTGGTGATCTTTGGAACTCTTTTGTGATCTCTGCTGGTGGGGCTTTCGTTACCATCGCAAACGATTTAGAGGAAATGTTTAGCGGTTGGGAAGGTTTTGGAAACCAACTTAAAAAAGGACCTATCGGAAGTGCTATTACTGAGATATCAGGTTGGTTTAACGACAACGAAGAGAACGCAAAAGCAGCTGAAGAAGCAGCGAAATCTCTTGGTGATGCGTATGCCGGATATGTGAGTTCAAGGCTTGCTGAAAGCCGTGAAGATGTGCTTTTGTTGAACCTTGCGCTTGAAGATCAAGAAGAACAAGTTGCTAAAACTGATGCTAAATGGCAGGCGTTGAAAGGCACGTTGAAACTTGAAAGTGCAGTGGCTGACGGTAAGGCAATGTTGGACGATCTTAAGGTGAAGGCTGTAGAAGCGTTTGGTGGTTCTGAAGAGGCAGTTGACGAATATACACAAAGTGTTATTGACGCTCAACTTATGGTGCTTGCCCTTGCGGAAACTATGGCTTTGACTAATTCGCAGAAGAATCAGATTCGAGTCCTTGTTGATACTGAACAGTTAGATCGAGCCATAAGTTTGATTGGCATTATTGGGGCTGGCGGTTATACGCCTGAACTGAACGCGATGCGATACCGTGGTGCGCGTGCAGCTGGTGGTCCCGTCACGGGCGGAGGTTCGTATCTTGTCGGTGAGCGCGGGCCTGAACTGTTTACGCCGGGTACGTCTGGAAAGATCACACCAAACAATGCTTTAGGCGGGGGCGGTATCACTGTGAACGTGAACGGTGGCGACCCGAACAGTGTCGTTAGAGCGTTGCAACAGTATGTGCGTGATCGTGGGGCGTTACCTTTTGCCGTGAACTCGTCAGCGTTTAGAGGCTAAAACTTCTTATGCCTTACGCGTTCTCTACAACACTCCAAGTCCAGTTTTCTGACGGGAGTTTCCAAAACCTTGAGAGCGAAATGCTTTCATATACGACAAGTCTTGATGTCGGCATTTTCACAATGGGAATCGCTAGCGCGACTTTCACCATGAAAAACTTTACTAACGCTTTCACACCTAACGCGGGTGGCACATATTCGAGTGTTAACTGGTTCGGATCAAAGTTCCTATTACTACTAACCCTTTCAGACGGAACGACCTCATATTTCGCGTACCTATTTGAGGGGATCTGTACTGACTTCGCGATTGACTCAGCGTATGCGGACTCCACGGTCACGTTCTCTTGTATAGACCCGTTCACTTATACGGGCCCCACACAAACGGATTACAGTGTCTCAACTGCCTCGCTAGAAACTGCGGCATATTTTATTGGCAATCTTGTTGACAAAGTCAAGTTCCCTCTTTTGAACTATGCGAGCGCGTCAGGTGCTTTCAACTCGATAGGAGTGAACGACGGTTCGGGCACGATCTTTGCGGGTTCTTCCACGAAAGGCGGAGTGTCCGACATTATTTCGTCGCAACTCCTACCGTCATCGGCATCTATATCGTGGCCGTATTATTCCAGTCTTAACTTCATCATGACCGACATCACCTACAATTCTGCGGTCATCTATCTAACCCCTGAAAAAGATAAGTATGAAGTGAACGGGCCGTACTACGTTTACGGCAGCGATATCACTCCAGTTGCAGGTTCGTTAGTTTTTAACACCCTCCAAGCTGCTTACGTCCGATCTGATTTTGCGACAACTGCACAAACCAACTCGGCGAGTGCATCCCCAACCGTGGTTTCAAATAGTGCTGATTCGTCGGTTTACGGAACTAAAACGATTTCGTGGCCTAGTTTGTTGACACCTTCCCCCGAGACTTCTGAGTATCAGGCTTACGCTCTGGTCAACCGATTTGACACTCTCGGCTATGTTCCGACAAACGTGGAGATGCGACTGTCTCAGATCAAGACTTTAAGCACTGCCAGTGAAATTAAGTTTGTTTCTATGCTCGACATGTTGACTGGTATGTGGGAACGGATGGAATTAAAATACACTCCCGTCGGTTCCAGTGTGGCGGTGATGAGCCAAAACATTATTACGGGTCGGACAATATCCGGGACTCCTGAAGATATCTACGTTTCGTTTAGGACAAAACCGTATTACAACTGGAACGCTTTTGAACTTAACGACAGTTTCAACGGCGTTCTAGGCGGTGGCACTTTGACTTACGATCAGGCAGAAATCATGTACGATGAATCAGAATGGACCTATAACGATTCATTCGTTGAACAAGGCTCACGACTAGGATGGTAAACCCAAATGGCCATTAACTACCCCACATCACTGGACACTTTCACTAATCCTACGGCGACCAGTCTGTTGACTTCACCGTCGCACGCCCAGCAGCACTCAGACATTAACGATGCGGTCGAAGCGTTGGAAGCCAAAGTCGCGATCGGTAACACGGTCCTAGGAACCTACACGGCATACACGCCGACGATGACAAACTTCACTTTGGGCAACGGCACAGTCAGTTCCAGTTACTGCCGAGTAAACAACTATGTGCATTATTTCGGCAAGGTCACCTTGGGTTCCACTTCAGTGGTTTTGGGTGGCGGACAGTCACTGTCGGTCCCGATCAACATTGACTCAACTCAATCATCGTTTTACAATGTCATCGGCTCAGCCTCTTTTTACGACATCTCGGCGGTAGCAGGCTACCCCGGTGTAGTCAACTGTGTTGGTAGTGCAACCACCGTCTATTTACAGCAACAAAACTCGGCTAGTACTTACCTCACAGCCCAAGCAGTTGTTGCCACTATCCCATTCACTTGGGCGGTCAACGACACTATGAACTGGAATGTTTTTTACAAGGCGGCATGATGAACTTATTAGCGGACCACGAAACTGAAGCACCTGAAGAATGGTTGGTTGAACGTATGCGCTTACGCCGTGACGCTCTCCTAGTCGAATCCGATTGGGCGATGATCCCAGACACACCAACCGACAAAACGGCATGGGCCGAATACCGTCAGCAGTTGCGCGACTTCCCCGCAACTTGGACACCAGCCCCCACCGTTGACTTCCCCGAAAGGCCCTAACTCATGGCGATTTCACCTAACGACAATTTCACTGCGGGCCAAGTACTGACCGCCACAGAATGTAATCAGTTCCCCCGTGGTGTCATGCAATTTATTCAGCACGTCGCAAACGTCGGTTTCACTACCGAAACAACAATCCTGACCGCTACCGCTTTCACAGCAGTAGCCAACCGTTACTACCGAATCACCTACTTTGAGCCAAGCCTCGCCAACACCGCCATCGGCACAACCACCCTAAAAATTAAACAGGGTGCAACAATCCTCCAGCAAGGCATTATTGCCAACGTCGCCGCCACAACAGGTTACGCGGGAACAATCAGTGTCGTAGAAACTTTCACTGCTGGTTCAGTGACCATCACCGCAACAGCACAGTCAAGTGCTACAGGTTCAGCGCAAGCATCAGCAACACAACCCGGCTACTTGTTGATTGAGGACATCGGGCCTGCCTGATGACGTTCAATCCGAGCAAGGCCCTGATCGCATTATGCGGACTTTTGTGCATCACGGTTTTGTTGTCAATCGGCAAACTCCAAACCTCCGAGGGAGTCCCGATTTTAACGATGATTATCGGCTATTCAGTCGGTAACGGTATGGCCGCACTCACCAACAAACCAGTCGAGCCGATCATCCGAAAGAAGGACCCTAAATGATTGCTTCAACCATCACCGTCACCACAAGCCCGACCCTCATAATTGGTGAGACCGCTAACGCGACCCGCACCATCTACTTGGAACCAGTCGGTAACGATGCCCACATCGGCGGATCGGCAGTCACTACAACCACAGGACTCGTAACCAAAAAAGACGTTACGACCGTAATGGTGCTACCACCCCAAAACGGATTATGGGCAGTCACCCACACAGGCACAGTCACCATGCGACTTATGCAACCCGAGGGTGATTTCTAATGACCAACTACCCAGTACTTCCGATCATCATGCCGACCGACCTTAAAGGTCAAAAAAACGGTTATGTAGTTTCGGCGGTCCTGCGAACAATTCAGAAACCGTCAGGGCAATTAGAGAAACACGCCGCGACCGCATGGAACTGTTTACAACTGGCCGCCTACTTCAACGCGTTAACCCTCAATCAGGTAGGCGCGTACCGTAACTATGCTCAGCAGCTCGCGTTGTTCAATGCCCGCTATTCAACTACCGACATGGGTCGCAAACCTCAAGTGACCCGTATATGGCAGGGGAAGAAATACTATTTGAAACCCGGCATGAGTCCGTGTGCGACACCCGGCAACAGTGACCACGGTTGGGGTTTGGCGATAGATGCCGCGAACTGTTCTATGGGTTCACCGTTGCTTGCGTGGCTTTTGGGTGACGGTTTCGCTACTTGTGAGGCCCTCAAATATGGTTTCACTTGGGCGGTCTCGGACCCTAAGAACCCGAACTTTGAGCCGTGGCATCTTCAATATGTCACGGGCGACACTTGGACCCCAGCGGTCCTAGAAGCGTTGAAAGTGTTCCCCGCGTTAGAGGCATGACTTGACATCCGACGTGTAAGTCGGTAAACCTACTCCCGACCTCGGAAACCCGACTCAGGAGGAAATATGCAACCGTCACTCTTTGACGAATTAACTGTCCCGGCTGAACTGCTCAAATATGAAGCGTTCAAAGAAGCGAACC